ACTCTAGCCATTATCTCATACCATCTGGTTGTACATCTGCTCTAAAAGTTCCGTATCTCCAACTTTGATCTGTAGAAGTATTTGCTACCTTCAAACTTGCAAATCTTGATCTTGCTCTTGTGTCTACTTTCTCTGTTGAACTATTAATAGTGAAAGGTCCGAGAGGCGAGGACGATGCAGTGTCTGCAGGGAATCTTCTTAAATTTATAGTTACCTGTGCATCACCTGTTATTAATTTAAAATCAGGAATAAATCTTCTCATACTCATAAAAAATTGACCATCTCCACCCTGTGCTAAATCAAAATCTCCAGATTGTATAAATGCAGGTATCGCAGTTTTATTACCAAGTGCATCAACATCATTAACACCCACTTCATGAGCATAATAAATAGTAGCACCATTTATATTAGTAACTCCTTGCACAGTAGGAAAAGTTGGTACAGCTGTGGATTCAAACTCAGTTGCATAAGGCACATCATATAATCCAGCATCTGCCCAAGTAGTTCTAGCTAAAGATCCAGTTGTCCAAGTTCCATTTTGATAGTTATAAGTAACACATCTATCAACAACCTCACTACCACTTTTTGGATAGAACCAAGTTATCTCTTCATACAAATGATTTAATCCTGCATAAACAGATTCTCCTCCTTGATAATTTATTCCTAGGTTATCTCCTTTTGTAGTAAAAACAAAATCTTCTACTAAACATGGAAGAGCTTTGACTGTTCCATCATAAACAAAAAATCCACCAGATTCACCTATCCAATATACAGCTCCATTAACATATTTTATTGAGTGTTGACCTATAGCTCCACAATTAGATCCTACTTGCCTTACAGAAAAAGTAAATGGAGGACCAACAAATTGAATTACATACGCAGAAGTATCTGTTAAAACAAAAGTATAATCTTTACCTTTTATTGCTCCTACAATTTTTGTTCCTGAATCTAATCTAAAAAATCCTGCAGTATTTACAGAAGTAGGGGTATAGTCAGTTATATCCTCTTGATCAGAAAATCTAATAAACATTTTATCTTGAGAAGATCCTGTGCCAATAGTAGTTTCAGTTCCAAGTAAAAATAAATGTCTATCTCTATCTGAAACTAAAGACATTACAGATTGTGTTGGTGCATTAGATACAACAACTGCTCTTGTTGTTAAAGCACTAGGATTAGAGTTGATTGGATTCCATTCAAATGTTTTTCCATTTTTAATAGTAGCTATAAGTTTTTCTCCAAAATTATCTAAAGACCAAGATGCGGGATCTATAGATAAAGTTTGAGATAATGAAGCCTCACCCCATCCTGTATAATATTCTACTCCAGCACCACTTGAGTGTGCTGATCTTGTTCCAGCCACACCTCTAGTAATTCCTGTAAGTTGAGTTGTAGTAGTCCCTGTATATGAAATAAATTCTGCTCCAACTTTTATAGTTCCTGTAGATGGAAATCCAGTAGTCGTTGCTAGTGTGATGGCTGTTCCTGCTCCTCCTGTACCTGCAGTGTCATCTAATAAAGCTCCATTTAAAGTTCCGAATAATTGTTGGCCACCTCCCCATAATCCTGTACCCCAACCAAAACCATATGTGAATCCTAAATTACCAGGTTTGATATATGGGTTAACTGTAGCTGAGCCACTTCCGTTGACCGTGGTCCCTGCTTGACTTGCCATTGTAATTGTAAACGTATCACTGTCTGGAACAGTAACTACTTGAAAAGTATTAGTTGTAAAATCTGCAGCAGTATAACCAGCTCCACTAGGAGGAGTTACAGATGTAAATGTGAATAGATCTCCAGGTTCTAATGTGTGTGCTGCTTTATTTACAGTTACAGTTGAAGATGTATTCACAGTGCTAAATGTGCATCCTGTCAAAGCTGTATCTAAAGGTGTTATATCGTAAAAAGCTTCTTCGTAGTAAACCACTAATAATTTATTTGTACCAATGGCTGCATATCTTCTTCCGTCTAAGTCTGCCCAAATAAATTGTTCTCTAGCTGCTCCCACTAAAGTACCACTAACTAGTTGCTCCCAACCTCCAATTTTTTCTGGTAGACCATATCTAAATCTTACAAAATCACCGTCTATCCACTGACCTTCTGCTCCAGTAGCCGTGACTTGTTTATTAAATCCAGGTGCTATTTGTACGTTTGTTAATGGCATACAAAATTATACCATTTTTTAATCACATGATAAACCATAATGAACCCTTTTATCTTTATACCAATCTTTATGAGGGCCATTTTTATCAACGTAATGCATAAAAACTTGAGAACACCAATCACCTTTGAATTCTTCTCTCCAATGTGCAACCTCACAACCTAAATATACGGCTGCATCACCTGGCTCTAAATTTATTGGAGTGCCATCCATATATATTGGCCAAGGAGTTCCATCAGAACTAATGTTGACTGTAGTACTTATTTCACAAGATGGTCTATCCTTATGTTTAGGTAAATCAGATAATTGGGTATAGAATCTCCAAAACGTATATG